TGGTCCAAGCAGGGCTACATGCGCAATTGGCGCATTCAGAAGTTCCGTGGCACAAGTGATGCATTCGTTTCATTTGCACGTTTGGAAGCGGAAGTTGAGGCGCTGAATGGCTAGCAATCTTCTCGGCCTGTCGCGTGAACAGCTAAGCAAGTTCCTTCCTGATCACCAATCGATTCGGAAGTTTGAACAGCTTATGCTTGAGGTTGGTGAGAATATCCCGACAAGCGTTGAGCAGGCGAACAACAACGCGAACACGGCTATTGCCATGGCGGGCGCTGCTTTGGCCGCACTGTCTGAGGCAATCAATGCGCTTGAACAGGTAGTCGCCCAGCCAGTTCCACAGGCGCCATTAGACCAAGAAGATTATGTGCCACTGAAAGAAGTGAGCTTTGATCCCGAGGACTATGCCCCTGTCGTCTATGTCGGCACGCTTGGCTTGCAGAATGCTGATGAGGTGGAAATCACTGGCGGCTCGATTAGCGGCGTGACTCTGAGCGCGACCTCTGGCGCATTCTCAACGATCTCAGTCACCGGGCAAATCACAAGCACGCTTGCGACTGGGACGCCCCCATTTGTCATTGCCAGCACGACCAAAGTCAACAATCTGAACGCTGATTTACTGGATGGTACGGACTGGACCGCGCCCGGAACGATTGGCGGTGTCACGCCAGGCTCTGCCACATTCACGAGCATCACGGCAACCTCGACAGTTACGCTTAGCCCTGCCAATGCAAACGTAACCGCTAGTCCGACTGGGACAGGCACTGTAACGATCTCGCCAGCCGTGGCTGGCAATATGGATAACATGGCTATCGGCGCCACGACTGCGCGCTCTGGCCGCATGACGAATTTGCGCTTGACTGATACCGCTGGCGGGGCATCCACCAAGAGCCTGTTCTTTGATGTATCGAATAACTATGCGCTGGGTATCGGGCCAACCAGCACAGAAGGCTATGTCGAGTATCACTCTGGAACGGCAAACACTGCAGTCTTTGGGCACCGGTTCAATGTGAACGGTACCGAGCGATTCCGCATCGATGGAACAGGCTTGGCTAAAGTCACAGGTAGCCTGCAATCGACTACAGGCTTTGGCTGCAATGGCACAACTCCGCAAACTGCTGTCGCCTCTGGTGGCGCTGTTGTCACAACGGCAGCAACGAACGTATCACCATTCGGCTATACCACAGCAGCACAGGCGGACAGAATTGTTGCACTCCTGAACACTATCAGGACTGCATTGGTGAATAACGGCATCATGACTTAAAGAGGAATCATCATGGCAACCATCCCAGCAGTATTGATCGAAGCTAAGTTCGCTGAGAATGTACAGACAACGCAATACACCTCCGATCTTGTGCAGACTGCAATCGACAAGATCACCGCAACGAATGTCACAGGCGTGGCGGCTACCATTTCCATCAATCTAGTGGCTCCTGCTGGTGCTGCTGGCCCGGGAAACACGATTGCATTCACCAAGACGATCCCAGCAGGAAAGTCCTATTCGTTCCCTATCGAGATCGCGGGTCACATGCTAGAAGTCGGCGGCTTCATTTCCACGATTGCCAGTGCAATTAACACAATTGTGATCCGTGCAAGTGGCCGGAAATTCTCATAATCTATTGATTTGCTTAAATCGATAGCATATGCCTATAATTCGGTTAGCTGAGATTGAGGGCGGCCAGCAGCCAAACCACTATACCAAGTGAGATAGCATGACTGATGCCCTCAAAATCGAGCATTTCCACGCTGGTGACATCTACAGCAAAGCCGCGCACATTCCTGCCGGCCATATCCTTGTTCAGCACAAGCACAAGTACGATCATCTTTCCGTCCTGGCCTCTGGCACTGTGATTGTTGAGGTTGATGGTGTGCGCTCTGAGCATACCGGCCCTACCTGCTTGAACATCAAAGCAGGCGTCCATCATGGCGTGCGCGCCCTGACTGATGCTGTCTGGTACTGCATCCATTCGGTAGCCGAAGCGGAGAAGGAAGACGCTGACGAATTGCTGATCCTGCCCTATCAGCAGGAAGACATGAACCGCATTGCCGAGGGCTTGCTCCATGTCTAAGATTGCGCTTCTCGAAAAGGGCATCAATGTCATGCCGCTTTATGCGGCACTTTTGGCACATCCACAATTCTGGGATGAGCAAACGGCACGGACTGCCAGTCCAGAATCTCCCCATCATGGCCTATCCGATATTTGGGCGCGATTTGCTGCGCCTGGCGTGAATGGCGGCGAACCACATAAATCCGTCTGGTATCCATGTGCCGACATTCTTCCGGTGCGCGATCTGGTCTATCCGCTGATGTCGCTAGTACAGGGAGATGAACTTGGTGGCGTCCTGATCACAAAAATTCCAGCCGGCAAAGAATGCCGCCCGCATGTTGAT